CGTCGAGCGTGCCGTTCAGCGAGTACAAGAAGAAGCGCGGCGACCGGGTCGGCCACCACTGGCGCATCCCGAACGTGCGCGGCCGCCGGCAGGTGCGCCACGTCGTCATCGACACGAACTACTGGAAGTCGTTCATCCATTCGCGCCTGGCCGTCGCCATGGGCGATCCGGGCGGCCTGTCGCTCTTCGGCCGCAGACCCGCCGACCACCAGCTCCTGGCCGACCACGTCACCGCCGAGTACCGCGTGCGGACCGAGGCGCGAGGGCGGGTCGTGGACGAGTGGAAACTGCGGGTCGGCAACCCCGACAACCACTGGTTCGACTGCCTGGTGGGCTGTGCCGTCGCCGCGTCGATCCAGGGGGCCGTGCTGCCGGGCACGGGCGGGGCGCCACAGGCGCGACGCCAGCGCGTCCGGCTGTCCGACCTCCAACGGAGCAGAACTGGATGACGCCGTCAACCGAGCGCGCGGCCGCAACGCCTCGCGGGCTGGTATGCCCCCGCTGCGGTTGCCGCCACTTCCTCACCGTCTACACACGCCCGCGCCACGACTCCATCGTGCGCCGGAAGCGATGCCGACACTGCGGCGCCCTCGTGTTCACGAGGGAAAAGATCGCCTGAAGTTCCATATCTGTAACACCAATCCATCCTTCTGCAAAAAGTCACGCCCGAACGCGCCTTCGCGGGCCAAGTAACTAATAGGGGGCCGCTGTTCAGACGTCGGATGGGAGAGTGCATGACGGACGCCTTGGACGACGACGCCATCAAGACCAACGCCGAGGGGCCGAAGAGGGCCAGCGGCGATTCCGGCAGCGTCGAGCAGCACCCGCTGGCCGACCAGATCGCGGCCGACAAGTACCTCGAATCGAAGAAGGCCAGCCGCGTGAAGGGCCTCGGCATCAAGATCGCCAAGATCAACCCGGGAGGGACCGTCTGATGTGGCCGTTCCGAGGCCGAAAGAGCGCGCGCCGGTCCATCCCCGTCACGGTGCGGGCGCGGTACGACGCCGCCCAGACGACCACTGAGAACGTCCGCCACTGGTCGATGGCGGATTCGCTGTCGGCCGACAGCGCAGCATCGCCGGACGTGCGCCGGAAACTGCGCGAGCGTGCCCGCTACGAGGTCGCCAACAACGCCTACGCCAAGGGCATCGTTTTGACCATTGCGAACGACACCATCGGCACCGGCCCACGGCTGCAGCTCTTGACGGGCGACGCCGCCAGCAACCGCCTGGCCGAGGAGGCCTTCGCTCACTGGGCGAGGGCGGTCAGCCTCGCCGAGAAGCTGCGGACGATGCGGATGGCCAAGGCCGCCGACGGCGAGACCTTCGCGGTACTCACGGCCAATCCGCTCATCGATTCGCCGGTGAAACTGGACGTGCAGCTGGTCGAGGCCGACCGCGTGGCGTCGCCGGTGGTCAACCGGCCGGTGAGCGACGCCGACATCGACGGCGTGCTCCTGGATGTCTGGGGCAATCCGCACACCTACTGCATCCTGCGCCAGCATCCGGGCGGGTTGGGCGTGTGGCTGAACGAGGCCGACCTGGTGACGGCCGAGGCGGTGGTCCACTGGTTCAGAACCGACCGGCCCGGCCAGCACCGGGGCGTGCCGGAGATCACGCCGGCGCTGCCGCTCTTCGCGCAACTGAGGCGGTACACACTGGCGGTCCTGGCGGCAGCCGAAACGGCAGCCGACTTCGCGGCGGTCCTGTTCACCGATTCGCCGGCCAACGGCGAGGCGGTACCGCTCGACCCGATGGACGTCGTGGCGCTGGAGAAGCGGATGGCGACGGTCCTGCCGGACGGCTGGCGTCTGGGTCAGGTCGAGGCCCAGCAGCCGGCGACGGCCTACGGGGAGTTCAAGCGGGAGATCCTGAACGAGATCGCCCGGTGTCTCAACCTGCCCTACAACATCGCCGCCTGTAACTCGTCGGGCTACAACTACGCCTCCGGCCGGTTGGACCACCAGACCTACTACAAGTCGATCCGCGTCGAGCAGGCGCACTGCGGCGAGGTCGTCCTCGACCGCATCCTCGCTGCTTGGCTGGCCGAGGCGCGGCTGTTGCGCGACTTCGCATTCCTGCGGTCTCTGGCCCCGGCCGTCCCGCATCAGTGGTTCTTCGACGGGACCGAGCACGTGGACCCGGCCAAGGAGGCCAACGCCCAGGCCACGCGGCTCGCGAGCCATACCACGACGCTCGCCACCGAGTACGCCCGGCAGGGCAAGGACTGGGAGGCGGAGCTCAGGCAGCGGGCGCGTGAGAAGCAGTTGATGGACGAGCTCGGGCTCACCCACGAGCCCGCACCCCAACCCGAGGCTGACGACGAAGAGGAGACCGACACGGATGACGACGCCCGCCAAGCCGCTTGAGTATCTGACGTTCCACTGCCCGCTCACCATCGAGGCCGTCGACGGCGTCGAGGGCGCCGACAAGCAGATGCCGCGGTTCCACCTGGTCGCCTACACGGGCGGCACGATGCGGATCACCGGATTCCCACACCCGGTCGTGGTCGACCTCGAGGGTCTCGCCATCGACCGGCAGGACATCCCCGTCCGCCTCGACCACAACCCGCGCCAGGGCGTGGGCCACACGCAGCGCGTGGCCATCGACGAGGGGAAGGTGGTCGCCGAGGGCCTCATCAGCCGGGACACCTCGTGGGCCCGCGACGTGGCCAAGAGCGGCATCAACGGGTTCCCCTGGCAGGCGTCGATCGGCGCGGCCGTGATCGACGCTGAGTTCATTCCCAACGGCCAGACGGTGACGGTCAACGGCCGGACGTTCGCGGGCCCGCTGCACGTGGTGCGCCGGGCGACTTTGAAGGAGATCTCGTTCGTGGACAGCGGAGCGGACACGCAGACGAGCGCGCGGATCGCCGCCAGCACAGAGGAGGAGGATTCGATGGACGGAACCGACGTGGACACAACCACGGTCCAGGACACGGACGTTCAGGACACGCCGGCCGACGCGCAGGAGGCGCCGAAGCCGGACGACACCGCGACCGGTGAACCGGCGCAGCCGGCGCCGGAAACGCCGGCCACGGTCGAGGCATCGGCCCCCGCCGACCCCGACCCGGTCGTCGAGATGCGCCGGCGGATGGCCGCTGAGACGCGGCGCTGTCATGCGATCCGACAGATCTGCGCCGGCAAGCACGCCGACATCGAGGCGAAAGCCATCGAGGAGGGGTGGGACGTGCGGGATGCCGAGCTGGCCATCCTCCGTGCCAGCCGGCCGAAGCCGCCGGCGGTGACGACGCCGCAGCGGCCCACCGGCCCCCAGGTCTTCGAGGCCGTGGCCCTCGCGGCCGCCGGGCTCCCCTTGAGCCGGATCGAAGCCGCCTACGCCGAACCGGTGCTCGAGGCCGCCGACCGGCTGCGCGGCGTGGGCATTCAGGAGTTCTGCGAACTGGCATGCGGCCGGCAGCTGCCCCGCTACCGGCGCGACGCGACCGGGTGGCTGCAGGCGGCCTTCAGCACCGCGAGTCTCCCCGGCATACTCTCGAACATCGCGAACAAGATGCTCCTGGAAGGCTACAACTACATCGAAGATGCCTGGCGGAAGATCGCCAAGATCGCCAGCGTCAACGACTTCAAGGAGCACTCGCGCTACCGGATGACCGGGGCGTTCAAGTTCGAGCAGGTGGGGCCGGATGGGGAGCTCAAGCACGGGAAGCTGGACGAGCAGAAATTCGGCCAGAAGGCCGACACCCACGGGATCATGTTCGCGCTCACGCGGCAGATGATCATCAACGACGACCTCGGCGCGTTCACCGACATCCCGCGTCAAATCGGGATGGGCGCGGCCGAGGCCATCGCGGATGCCGTCTGGACCCTGTGGCTGTCGAACCCCACGCAGACGGACGGCAAGGCCTTCTTCCACGCCGACCACGGGAACTACGCCGAAGGCGCCGACACGGCGCTGAGTGTCAATGCGCTCACCGCCGCCGAGGTCCTCTTCGGCGAGCAGACGAAGCCCAACGGCCGGCCGCTGGGCATCGCGCCCACAATCCTCCTGGTGCCGACGGCGTTGAAGGTCCCGGCGGCCCAGCTGATGACCTCGATACGGCTCAACGAGACCACGACGGCCAACAAGCCCAAGGCGGCCGACAACCCCCACGTGGGCAAGTTCGAGGTGGTGAGTTCGGTCTACCTCTCCAGCGCGGCCTTCGACGGCGCGTCGAGCAAGGCCTGGTACCTCCTGACCGATCCGAACCGTCTGCCGGCCATCGAGATCGCGTTCCTCAACGGCGTGGACCGGCCGACGGTCGAGAAGACCGACGCCGACTTCAATACGCTCGGGGTGCAATTCCGGGGGTATATCGATTTTGGGGTCAGGGAGCAGGATTTCCGCGGCGCGCAGAGGCAGAAGGGCGAAAGTTGATCACCACTGCCGCACAAGCTGAGCACTGGGCGCGGGCAGACTTCGGACTCGCCGGAAGGCCTGAAGAGTGGCGCGTTGTCACCGGCTCGGATGGCTACTACAGCGTCAGCGACCGGGGCCGCGTCCGAAGCGAACCCATCAACCACGGCAAGGCCGGCCGGCAGAGGGGCCGCGTGCTGAGATGCTCTCCGGACTCGAAGGGATACCCTCAGTTCGCGATGTGTCTGCCGGGCCGGCGACGGGTCCGGATGAAGGTGCATCGTGCGGTCGCACTCGCCTTCATCGGGCCGCGACCGCCGGGCGCCCAGATCAACCACGTTTCGGGCGACAAGCAGGACAACTCGGTGGCCAACCTCGAGTACGTCTCCTGCCGCCGGAACGTGCGGCACGCCTGGGAAACGGGCCTTCGGCGCCCCGAGCAGGTGAGGGGCGAGAGGCACGGCGCTGCGAAACTCACCGCGGCACAGGTGCGGGAAATCCGGTCTCTTCACCCGCGCGTTCCGCGCCGCGAATTGGCGCGTCACTTCGGAGTGACGGTTCAGTGCGTGAATGCAGTTGTCAAACACAAGACGTGGCGACACCTCGCATGAAAGGGAATGACGCATGACGCAGGCACGATTCATCCACGAGGGCCGGAGCATCGACTACACGCCCGACGCCGACGTGACGGCGGGCGATGTGGTGGTGCTGGGCGGCCTGGCGGCGATTGCCAAGCTCGACATCGCAGCGGACGCGCTGGGCGCGCTGGCGGTGACGGGCGTTTTCGACGTGGTCCACGCGGCCGATGAGATCGACCCCGGCGCGGCCATCTACTGGGACGCCGACGGCGACCCGGTGGGCGGGACGGCCGGCACGGGCGCAGCCACGGCCACGAGCACCGACAACACGTTCATGGGCTGGGCGCCCTACGGCGCCGCCGTGGACGACGAGACGGTGCGGGTGATCCTCTTCGGCGCGCCGGCAGTGACGGTCAACCACTACGGGCCGCTCAACAACGCCGTCATCGACCCCGGCGACGGCGAGGCCATCCCGGTGACGGCCTCGGGCACCGTGGCCATCGTCACGGCCGACGCTGAGACCCGGACGCTGGCCGCGCCCTCCTTCGTCGGCCAGGAACTGGTCCTCTACATGAAGACCGACGGCGGGGACGCGGTCATCACGTGCGCGACCGGCGTCAACCAGACCGGCAACAACACCATCACGATGGACGACGCCGGCGACGCGCTCAGGCTCGTGGCCATCGAGGTGGGCGCCAACAAGCGCTGGCGCGTCGTCGTGAACGACGGGTGCACGCTGGCGACGGTGTGACCTCGCGTGACCGGGCGTGACCGGGCGTGACCCGGCGTGACGGTGTGCAACACCACGTGACGGAGCACGGGACCGTGGGTGACCTTCTGAGGCAGGGAAGCCAGTGGCTGGAGCAGATGCGGACGGCGCACTGCTCCAGCCCGGTCACCTACCGCCGCGGCGGGGACGCGCACGAGGTCAACGCGACCTTCGGCCGCACCGAGTACGAGGTCGAGGACGGTTACGGCCTCACGGTCGCCGCCAACGTGACGGACTTCCTCATTCTTGCCGAGGATTTCCCCTTCGACGAACCGGCCGCGGGCGACCAGGTCGTGGCCGACGGCGTGGTCTACGAGGTGATGAGTCTCGCGGGACAGGGGCACTGGCGATGGAGCGATCCGTACCGGACCACGATGCGGGTTCACGCGAAGGAAGTGGGCACCGAATGACCGGCTGCGAGGACCAGTACGACCGCGTGTGCAAGGACGAGTTCGAGTCGGTGAACGGCAAACTCGACCGGCTGGATGAGGCGATCCGGGGCAACAGCAAGCCCGGCATCCAGCTCCGGCTTGACCGCCTTGAGACGGCCCAGGCCGTGCGGTCGCGCCTGATGTGGATCATCACCGGCGCGACGGTGACGCTCGCGCTGAGCGCCGTGTGGAAGCTCGTGATCGGGGGCTGATATGCCGGTCGCCATCGACATCGCCGATG